CCATTTGATTTTGTAAAGATTTTCCATATTTTACAATTTCATCACAGATCCTAGTTGGAACTGCTTCTGGAAAACACCAATAATAATTTGCTAAAGTCATCTCTTTATAAAAGACATATATTATAAGTTAATATTAAAGTAAATATAAATTATTCTGCAGTTGTATATGTTCCCGATACAGTAAATCTAGCTATAATATTTCCATCGGGTGCAGCGCTTACTGTATTTGTACCTGGAGTAACTGTCACTTTACATGCTGCATCTGAGGGTGCTCTTATTACTACAACACCTGATCCACCAGCTCCTGCACAAGGTGATTGTTGACCACCTCCGCCACCACCACCGGTATTGACTGTTCCATCTTCCGCACCAGGGCCGCCATTTCCGCCGCCGCCAGCTCCGCCGCATCCTTTTCTTTCAGCGCCACCACCGTCGCCGCCACTCGCACCGCCGCCTCCAGCGTATGTTACAGGTGATCCTGTAATACAAGTTGTTGCTCCGGCTCCACCAGGACCAGCTTGTCCGGGATTTCCTCCTCCGGTGCCGCTTGCTGTTGCGCCGCCGCCTCCTCCGCCGCCTGCGTGAGTACCAGGAGGTCCACCACCATTTCCTCCTGAATTTCCTTCAGTGGGAGTATAACCTCCAGCATTTCCAGATCCTCCGGAAGCTCCTGGTGGTTGAGAGCCACCTCCTCCAGATCCTCCGGGGCCGCCTGCAGCATAAGTTCCTGGGCCTGGGGGGTCGTTGTGACCTCCGCCACCAAAACCGCCACCACTAGATGTTATAGTTGCGGATGGATTGTAAGCCATGCTTGAAGGACTACCGGCATTACCTACACTAGCTGGTGCTGGTCCTGCGCTTCCTCCTCCTCCTATTGTTATTGAATAAGGGGTTCCTACTATAATTGGGACTGATGAACATGCAGCTGCTTTTGGGGAAGCAGTATAAATTCCTGGGGTTTGACCTTCTCTAAATCCTCCAGCTCCGCCACCGCCTGATGCAGCATTATGAGCGCCGCCACCGCCGCCGCCTCCAGCTACTACTATGTAAGAAGCATTGAAGGGTTCTAATTTTTTTGCTCCACCAGCTCCAAATCCTAATACTTGATAACCAAAACCTTTAATTTTTGGTTTAGTATTTTTATTTTTTTTAGATCCTTTGCCTATTTGATTAAAGTGATTAAGTTTATAATCCTTCATTAATTACTCCTTATGCGTCGTTAGCTAAGTCCGTAGTAAAGAATAATCTAATTCCTAATACTCTTGCATCTCCTGTAAAAGTATCACTACCATCAGCTGCATCTCTATATAATTGAAAATATGTTTGTTCTCCATCACCAGCTGCTGCAATTGTTACTGCGCCACTTTCTGAAGTAATTTGTTGGTCTTCAACTGTTCCTATACCTGCGTCTGTAACTTCTGCTGCTGTTCCATAAGCAACGTCAATAGTATCACTATCTCCACAAGATACTCCTTGTAATCCAAAAATACAGTTTCCTGTATTAGTAGTAGCAGGTGTCCAGTAAACTTGAAAAGTTACTGTTCCTGCATTCCATGATTTAGGGAATCCAACTGAAAATTGTGCGTACTCAGCTGTACTTGCATCAAAATCTAAAACGTTCATATCAGGTCTTGTTGCTGTTGTTTCAACTTGTTGTGCATCAGCACCATTAGTTGTAGCTCCATACATAGCAGAAGCTGGAACCCACATAGTTTCTTTTCCTGCAATCTTAACTGCAGCAACTGTTCCACCACCATCTTCAGCTTGAATAACTCCAGTTCCTTTTGTTTTAAATTGTATACCTACATTTGAATCATCTCCTGTTGCACTAATAATAGGGCTATTACCAGTAGCTGCATTAGCTAATGTAATTTCATTAACTGCAGAACTTGTCGCTGTTAAAAGAGCTAATTCAAGCCCATTAGTATCTAAAATAGAAGTTCCTATTTTAGGAGATGTTAAAGTTTTGTTTGTTAAAGTTTGAGTACCAGTAGTAGTAACAAATCCTAAATCAACAATGTTTGGATTAGATCCTGACCCTGTACCATAAACTATTTTAGAAGATGTATCACCACCTGTAAATGCAACACTAGATCCTGTACCACTAACATATTTAAATGTAACAGCTTGAGATCCTGTTGTAGAATTTTTAAGAACATACATTTGTTGTACGTCAATAGGTATAGTTACGTTTCTTGAACCTGTAAGTGCTCCTGTTAAATCAATTACTCTATGAGCAAGAGTTGCTCCTGTTGAGCCGTCTGATACTGAAAGAGTTGTATCTCCTGAATCAGATACCGCTTGAGTAGTATAACCACCAGCGAATTGCTCGATAATTTCTAAGTTTGTATTGGTTTTTGTTCCCCATGTACCGGCATTTTCACCGGTTGCCATTTTTTCAACACCTAAAGGTGTGTATGTTGAAGCCATAATTTATCTCCTGCTTAATTCGTTATTTTTAATTTGTTTTATATACAATGTCAACATTATATATTTATTATGGTGGTGTAACTTTACTCCAACTACCCCCTTGTGTAGCTGTTCTTTTGCTCCAACTACCACCTTGTGTTGGAGTTACTTTTTTCCATGCTATTGGACCAGCAACCTGTCCTACACTAATTGTAGCAGAAACACCAGTTAATCCCATAGTCATTTCTGTTGGTGAAATAGAGCCAATTCCAGAAGTTGCTGCTTGACCAGATAATCCTACAGTCATATCAGCTAGCGTAATAGCGCCCACTGCAGAAGTTGCACCCACACCAGTTATATTAAATATTTGTGCATCACTAACTGTTATAGATCCTACAGAAACAGTTGACGAAACTCCCGTTAATCCCATTACATCAGCTGGTGTAATAGCACCTACTGAAGCTGTTGCTCCAATTCCGCTTAATGGAACTACAATTGCAGTGTCAACAGAACCAACGCTTGCAGTTGCTGAAACTCCGGACAATGCACCTGCTGGTCCAAATTCTAATCCTGGAGTACCTACAGATGAAGTAGCACTTTGACCACTTAATCCAACAGCCATTTCAGTTGTAGAAAGAGATCCAACTGCTGTTGTTCCTACTCCGCTAGATGAAACATCAACAACAACTGTCATTGCTGATTCACCCCAGTTCTCAGCACCCCAAGTGTCTCTACCCCAACCTTGTTCGTTAAATGCTGAAACTTCTCCTATAGAAGAAGTTAATCCTAATCCTGTTATATTTACTACTGGGTTATCACTATCTCCCCAAGGTTCTTCACCCCACTCAGATCTACCCCAACCTTGATTTACTGAACCAACAGCATCACCTACTGAGATAGTGGCTGAAAGACCAGTTAGAGTTATTGTATTTGCACCATTCCAACCTTCTTCACCCCATCCATCAGAACCCCATCCTTGTTCATTAAATGCAGATAATTCTCCGATAGAAGAAGTTAAACCTAAACCAGTTAAAGATGCATCAACTTCGTTTTGATTACCCCATTGATTATCACCCCATGAACGCATTCCATAAGAAGCAGCTGTTGGAGTATTTACTTGACCTCCCATATTAGAGGTAGTGGTATCAAAATAATAAAGAGGATCAGGTGCAGCTGGTTGTTCTCCACCATCTGCTACTTGAATTTGAAGATAAGCACCGGAATTTCCGGGTGTTCCTGAAATATCAACTCCTGTTGTATAAATAGAACCACCTGAATGTGTGCCATCACTTGTTGTTGAAAATCTAAAAATATAATCTTCGTTAGAACTATCAGAAAGATCAAATTTATATAGACCACCTTCTGCTATATTTATAGTTGGTTGTTGAACACTATCAATGAAATATTTACCACCACTAACCGTGACGGTGAATGTTCTTACGTAGGCCATAAGGACTTACCTCCTTATGCTATACGAATTATCGCTGTAGTTGCTGCTGCTGCTGGAAATTGAACTGTGAAAGTTCCGCTTGATACAGTTTTATCACCACCGAATGCTACCGCACAAACTGCTGCGTCTGTTGAATGTGAATCATTAAAAATTAAACATCCATTAGCTGTGAAAGAAGCTGATGTCCAAGAGACATCTGCAAAATCACAAACTGCAGTTGATGAATCTAAAGTTGGTGTAACACTTGTTAATGCTTTCCCTTTAGCTGAATAAGCAGTTCCTGAAGTATTTGTTATTTCATTCGTGCTTGCATAAGCTGTTGTTGATGCTCCTAAAGTTGCAGAGCTAGTGTATAAAGCTAAGTTAAAAGTGTTTCCAGTTGAAGCTGTAAAATTGTGTTCTGCTTCTAGAATTTCTTGTTTAAAGCTATTACAAATTGCTGATGTTATTGCCATAGTTATCTCCTAATTATTGAGGCGGTGATTCGATTGGTATACGAACAGTACCATCCGTATAATCGTCTCTTCTCCGTCTCCCAATTTGCACACTTGCAAATTTAGTTAGTTCTTGTTTATATTTATTTTCATATAATGTCAACATATCCATTGGACCTTTTAAAAATCCATATGCCTCTACCAGACAAGCATATAATAATAATTGAGGGTAATTAAGACTAATATAATTAGTAACATTCCCTGATTCCAAAGTATCTGGAGTGACATTTCCATGAATATTTATTAAATAATTAGCGTCAGGAGTGGGTGCCATTATTATATTCCCTGAATTAGTTGATCCATCTCCAGTCGCTCCTCCAAACATTGCATAATATTTAGGTAATCCAGTCACATCTTGACCAGTTTGAGATCCTTCAGGACCTGTTAATTTTCCCACATATTCATTTATAAAAGTTCTATCTCTTTTTTGAAGCCAAGTACTTTGAACTGTTCTACTAGATGTAGAATTAAAAACTTGAACTCCTCTTACAAAAAGCATTCCAGTAGGTACTCTAACAGTATTAACATCTGCTGCTAAAGTTCCTTCATACTCAACTCTATCAGAATCAACTGGTACATCACCACTTATTCTATGTTGAGCATTTAAAATAAAATTTTCTAAAATAGCTGTAGTAAATACAGTATCGTCTACCTCTGTGTAGCTCCTGATCATTGTAACTAATGTGGTGTAACTAATTCCAGCCATAATTAATAATACCTATCATTAACGGGTCCAATTGTACAATTAAAACCGCCCCCTGTGTCAGTGCTTGTTGCGTTAGAAACTAATTGCACTGTTAATGAATTATATTGAGTTTCTGTTTGTGGTGGACTTACAGGTTCATAACTTGTTCCAACCGCTGTTGCTAAATAAGAACCAAATACACTAGCTCCAGTAACATGTGAACTAGCTGTTGTGCTTGGTGGTGTCTCTCCTCTATATGGTGCCGCTGTGCCTCTTGTTAAACCAGATAAAACATTTGTTCCTGTATTATTTCCTGTGTATTGAATTACTTCATTTCGATATTTTCCAACAAGAAGGGGATTGCTTGTATCACTTTCTGTTAATACTTTTTCAATCATAATATATCCTGAACTTGGAAAAGCAGATGAATCTGCTAATGTTAATGAAGTAACCGAATCAGAAATTGCTCCATTCAATGTAGTTGTTAATTCTAAAGTTGCAACTGCAACTCCACCTACCGGTTGTTTAACATCTCTTAAAGTTACATGAGTTGTGCCATCATTAAAACCATTACTTGGAAATGAAATACTTAAAGTTTTTGAAGCTGCTGTAGTTGTAAGAGGATTATTTGGTAAAAAATCTTCTGTTGCAAATTCTGTTCTTGCAGGTTTAGCATGCTGTAAAGCTTGCGCATCTGCACCATGCGGTCTTGGATCTATTTGTGGTTGCTTAGGTTCGTATTCAGAATTGTGTACCCATGCACCATTCCATTCTTGAACCATTTCTCTATAGGGAAATGCTGCACCAGAACGGTCTGAAATCATTAAAGCATTTCTACCTTTAGAAAATTTTCCCATTATCTCCAACCCTTCTTAGCAATTTTAGGAAAACCTCTAATTAAACCACCTTGTCTCATACCAGGTAATTTTTCTTGTACTCTAACAGGGCCTTTTCCTTCTTTTTTTCTAAACCATTTTTCAATTCTTTCACCAGCTTCTTTTAATTTTTTCTTTTCTACTCCAGAAGGACCAGTGCCTCTATGAAGTGGAGGAGACCCTAATTCATCAACATTATAATAAGGACTGTTTGGATCAAGTTTTTTAAACTTGTCTTTGCTACCAGGTCCTGGTTTTGTCTCTAAAGGAAATAATTTTTTACGCTTACTTTTTATTTTAGGTTTAAATTTTTTAATTACTTCTTTTATAACTTTTATTTTAGACATTATATATTTGGATAATAAGTTTTCGGTGTAATGTACGTACTCGCTGCTGATCCATCCTCCGCTAAAGCTCTTGCTAATTC